GTAGAAGTTGAGCCTAAAAAAAGAGCCAACGCCTTCCTGCCTTTCTTGAGGTTACACGGGGCACAGCTCGAAACTAGGTTGTCCATCTCATCGCCTCCTCCGTTTACCTTAGCAACTACATGATCCACATGCGTTGCACCTTCTGCCCCGCAATACTGGCACATCCTTTGATCTCTGGCCAGCACGCGAAGGCGTTGTCGCTTGAACTCTGCCGTGTTGTTGTTGTGTCTTAGTGCCATCCGTGTGCCCTCCAATGATCTAAGGCTTTAGTAATAGATCCATAACGATTGTACGCATAAGCAATACACCAACGCACCTGCTGCTTGTAGTTCGCCTTGGCCATATAGGTACTGCGTCCTTGGCATAGGCCGTAATGTGAGCCGTTTACCGCTTTAATATCCCATCGACTTTCTTTATCCCATAAGACTAAGGCTGAAGAGAACTCTAAAGGCGTGAGTAGTGATCCCGCATAACTCTGTATTGTTTTAGTACTTAATGCACTAGCTTCAGGGCTCCCTAGCATTAAGCAAAGCGCGGCCAATAGATGAAGCCAACCCAGCCGGGCTATCCCTAAAGGGCCCTGCCGTGCAGTCTGCATCGTACCGATCAGGTCAAGCATCAGCGTGATTCTTGGGCGATTCCCACAGAACTATGCACCTGTGGATAAGTACTGTGGATAACTTCAACGCACACGCCCCAATCCGCTTTGACGCATGGCCTGTATATTTTCCTCCCCTATGCCAATCAGAACGGTAGGCATAAAGATCCCTTTAGCTTCTCCATTGGGGGTCATAAACTTAAGGGTGTTAATCAAGCTAATGAAGGCTACATCAGGGCGTTCCCACAAGACATTAAACCAGGCGGCTTTGCTCATAGGTACGAGCCCTATGCCGTTGTTATGCTTGATCCATTTGACTACCCACGGCGTGGGCTTTGAGTAAGGCGGGTTCATCCATACCCGGCCCTCCCAGGGCGTTTCTAGGCCATCTTCAACGATGCTCAGAAATCGGTCAGCAGGTATCCAAGGTGAGCCACCAGGCGGTGAGCAGACATCCATGGCATATCTCAGGCCTAAACCCTCAAATATAAAGGGCGGCGTGTAATAGTCATCTGATGTTCCATGATCTATCTCACTGTGGCCAAAGTCTAAGTCTAAACGCTCACTCATCGAGTCAGAATCACAATCATCAGGATACCCAAGACGCATTGTGTGACCACCAGGATCCTAATCAATAGCTTCTTAGTCATGCCTGGGCCTCCAATAAGCACACGCCCATATTGCCGCAGCGCGTACATTGCAAAACCTTTACATGATCAGGCAGGTTGTCCGTAATTATCCGCTCGATTTGCTCTGTGATCTTCTTGCATTTACGGCATTCGAATTGGATGCTCACTTGCACTCCCAACACGCCCAGCGTCTATCAACCCTTGGGTCATATCGCCAACGCCCAGTGGCCAGTTCGCGCCTCTCACCACACATCGAGCATATTTCGCTGGGTATTATTGCAGCCCAACCCATTACTTCACCGCCGCTATTTTTGGAACCCACTTGCCTTCGGCTGAGAGTACGAACCAGTTAGTCTCGCACTGTTCGCCTGAGTTGAGAGTCTTCATGCAGCTCATGCCGTAGTAAGAACGCCCGTTTTTCTCGCCTTCCCTGACTATGCGATCACCGTGCTTACAATGCCAGGCATCGAGCGCGTCAGGTGTAACCGCTGGCGTTGCCCAGGGATCGTATTGCTGCTGGTCAGTCTTCTTAATTGTCGTGATCGTAGCCTTTGGAGCTTCTTGGCGATTGCGTATTTCATCGGCACTAGCAATCTTCTTAGAAGCTAGGCCTACTGCAATGGCGCACCTACCCCAGGCACTGGTTTCAGCGTTCATCAGTTCGCTACCCTTTGTGTATGGAGTGCGACCCGGTACTTCCTCCCAGGCGCAAGCGATGGCAGGGCACGGATCAAACGGGTCACGATAGAAGGCTGCCGTGTAAGCAATATAAGTGACGCCGCCAATCTCAACAATCTTAAACGGCTCTGATGGATTGGCTGGTCTAAATACACCTTCCGGGTAGATCTCTTTGGTCTTGCGCATGCGCTCAGCTACATCGACATAGTCATCCATGTTAAAACTCATAACATCATCCCTTCATCTACGGCACGCCAGATAATGCACTGGTTGCCATTGTTATTCTTGCGTGTCAGGCCTGAGTCAATAATGAAACCCTGGCATTCTAAAGACTTGCGCAAAGGCCTAACCGAGTTGCCTGGTATAGACAGGATTGCCTCGATTTCTTGATCCGTGACCCCTTGCAGTCCAGCCCGAATCAGCAGCTCGTAAATCTTTAGGCGTAGTGATCCAGTCTCTGGATACTTGCGGATTGCCGCATCGATAGAAGTGCGCTTAGCTTTACGGGCAATGATGACTGAGTTATCGCTGACTGCTGGCGGCTTCACGCTTGCCCACTGCTTTCCCTAAGTCAAACCCGGCTCTGTGGCCCTCATCTAGCCCTATCTCATGGCCTAACAAATAGCCTGCAATCATTGGCACCCCTAAAACTATGACTGATCCCAGGAATATACCCGCATCAGATAAAGTCGAAAGAAAATCAATCATTTAGAATCCTCGCTTTCCATTCTCCAGAAGGTTTGAATTGTCTTGTCCATGTCGAATCGGTAGTGCCCGCCTAGGGGCTTATAAGCCGTGATCTTCCTATCGCGTACCAATCGGCGCAAAGTAGCTGGCGTAACTTCCAAGATTGCAGCCATCTCAGTCGTGCTTAAGTATTCGGGCTCAATCAGGCTCATATCGTTTCCCAAGATCCTGGGTAATCCGTCAGTATAACAATTTCGCCAGTTCCAATATCAAAAGCAGCTTCATGAGCTTCTGCAATCGATTTTAGAAATGCTGACGCTAGGATGTAATCAGCGTAGTTATCTACCCAGTGGGCAAAGCCCCAGGCAAATGAGATCTGGCTATCAGGCAGGATTGGCTCAAAGCGCGCAATCTTGTTCATCCAATCTTTACCCCACGCCATGGAGGTTGTGGTCAAATGCTCAAAGTCATTTTTAGTTAGTTCCAGCGTGATTTTCATAGCTGGCCCATTTTCTTGAATTGAGCATCGATTTCATCAATTGTGTATTGCTCGCATGAATTGCACATGCAGTCTTCCGCAGCCTGAAACGCCTTGGATGCTTTGCTTAACTGATCGCTAATTTCAATGTATAAATCTGCCATTTTTGACATGTGAGGCCCTTCGTCTATATCGCCGTGTTGCGATGAACCAAACATACACGATATGTACGAGATTTACGACATCTACGCCATTCGGCGTGTCTAACGCTCCAGGAGGATGGTGTAGATGTGGTCTAGCCGGGCCTCCAGCCTATTGACCTGCTCCTTGAGGCTTGATCCGTTGGCCTTGGGCCCTATTTCAGCCATGATTGAGCGCACAATAAACCTCACAGCTGCGTACACCCCAGACAAGATGGCCATGACACCTACGGCCACGGCCACCCATGCCTGGAGTTCCATCTTACTTCTTGCCTACGGTTATGGATGCATCCTTGGGATCTACGGCCCGCAGGATAGGCCCGATAAAGCCTGCTAGGAGCGCGTTAAGCAGCACCTTAGGGTCTGAGATACCTGAAAGGTATAAAGCCGCCACTGATGCCAGTGAAGCTCTGAGATACGACAAGGCCGCCGTTTTGAGTTGTGAGTTCATTTCTTGTCTCCTTGTATTTTGTTGATTAATGCCTCCGCTTTGGCGGCACTAATATTTATCTCGAAGTGCATTTCATCCTTGCGATTCCTGTAATCGCCTCCCCAAAGGCAACCATATTTATGAGCCAGGGCCCTGATCATTGGAACCTTGAGTGGATCAAAGGTATTTGTCTGCCCCAGCGGGTGCTTGGAGGCGTTCAGATCTAGAGCCGTCCCGGATGAGTGATTGCTGAGCTTCGTAGTTTCCCCACGGATTGGCCGGTAACAATATCCCCAATCGTCAAGTGAACCCACATCAAGCGGCTCAATCAGCTCATGAAATTCAGCAGCTAATCCAATGAGCAAGGGTGCGACGGCTTCGGCACAACGCAGCTTGATTGCCGTGCCCGGTACTGGATAGGACTTAATTCCTAACTCAGCTTGATCCTTCGAGGCTGGCCAGCCGTTAGCACTAATTTCCATCCGTCACCATTTTAGTCAAGTGTTCCACTTATAGCCCTAGTGCCTTTAAGTCATTAGCAGTTAAACCAAGTGCAGCAAGTTTTGCCTGTGCTGTTGCTTTGTCGGCTTCGGCCTTGTCGGCTTCGGCCTTTTCTTTTGCTGGCAATAGCGCAATTTCGGCTTCAATCTCTGTAAAAGTAGGTGGGTTGCCTTCTGACTCCCACTCTAGGCTTGCATAATCGTCACCGCGTAAAGTCCATAGTGCGCCTGGCACTAAATTGAGTAATGCTTTTGATATTTCTAAGTTATCCATTATGCACCGATTTCCATAAGTATAATTGTGTAAGCATTACTAGCACTATTTACGCTAGTAGTACCACCTGAGCCAGTGCCCATACGGAGGGCGTAAGTTATTGAGGAGGTCGTAGCCGGTGAGTGTATAAAGTTTTGTGAGAAATTGGAGGTTACTGCCGTAGAGCTTTGCACACCTGCATCAAACAAAATTAAATTAGTACCATTTGTAACATCGCGAATGTCACCGCTTGCAATAGCGTTGGTATTTGGCGTATATGCAACAGTTGCAGCAACAATAATTAAGACCCTGCTCGATGCAGAGCTTGGCGTAATTGCTTGCTGAATCCATACTGCCTTGCTTGTTGTTGTTACTAAAGTAGTTGATGTGTTTTGTATTACTTGCAACACTTTACCACCGCTCGAAGGCGTAGCCCATTTCAAGCCTAAAGCCTGAGATGAGTCGGCTGTGAGTACTTGGTTATTTGTACCAATTGGGATACGCGCATCAAGTGTAGAAAAGCCGTACAGATCGCCCTTAGTGGTAAGAGGAGAAGTGCTATCGGCTGCATCTGAGGCAAAGAATAACGCCGCACTTGTTGTATTGAAATACAGGCTGCCAGCATCGTATTGCTTTAGGGCTAGGGTACTACTTGTGCTAACTGTTGCCGTACCTGCCGTCACTGTGCAGACACCTGCGCCCACATTTTGTATCTGTACCGTGTCTCCAGCTGCAAATAGGGCAGTATTTACTGTAATGGTTGTTGCGCTTGCGCTATTCATCTGCACTACGGTGCCAGCATCGGCGGCCACTAATACATAAGAGGCGGTTTTAGCCGTAGTTGATCCGCCGCCCATGGCCGTCTGCTGTAGCGATGTCATTTGTGCTGCCGTCAGTACTTGCCCGGTTGTAAAGGTCTGCTTTGCCATTCTTCCTCCTCCTCAGTAACTCAGCACACTGGTATCAAGTATGCCATAAAGCGTGCTATTTAGAATGAAACCATCGATTATGGGTTCAAGTGTCGTCATCTTGACCCGCCAAGAATTCGGTGTGATGTCCATCGATTTACCGAATACTTGCAGAGTCTTGGTCAGGGTTGTAGATCCTGGTTGGTTGGTCGTGATAGTAACTGGATCAAAGTAATCCAGGTCTAGGGCCGCAATGATCCCAGAATTGTAATTGGCCGTGTATAAATCCAGCAAGATTTCGTCACATCTCACGCTTGTCTCAGCTCTTGACGCGACATAGGCCTGAGCGTAGTTAAGGGCGGTGGCCGTATCCTGCATCAGCAAGTTCTGCTGGTTATAGGAATGCAGGAAGTATTTGGCGATGCTGGCCGCATCTGAGGCGGTCTGGGTTGCCAGGCCCGTAGCCGTAATATTAGCTTCGTTATACACCAGCGTGTCGTTTGTTACCCAGGTGGCGTTGAAATAATCAATTGCCGTGCCATTGTCGTTGAAAACTACCGGGGCAGCAGCTACGCTGGAGGCGGTAAGGTTTCTGTCCTGGAAGACGAAGGATCCGGAAGCGTCCACATAAAATGCGCCGAATTCGGTTGTCTCGATGGTTTGGCACGCCGCCAGAGCTGTTCTGGCCGTACCCGGATCAGCCTGAACTGTCGTTAAACCAGGATCTACATCCC